ACGGTGATGGATAACCAGCTGTTGTGTCATCATATTGTGCATAAGTAGTACCAGTAATCCAATTTACTCTTGGTACAACATAAGAAGTAGCGGTAATTTTTTTAATTGCTTGTAAACTTTGGCGGAATTCTCTAACTTCAGCCAAATCATTTGTTGGTGTTGGAGCAGTATCAGAACTATCCCAATACTCGGATCTACCCAGACCGATGTAGTATGTACTGCTTGAATCGTTAATGCCATCTATAATGTCACCAACAATACTATGTCTAAATCTATCGGTAATAACTGCCGTCATGCTTTATGTCCTATATTTTTTAGTATTTATATTAAGATGCAGGGTAATATTCGTATGTATTTTGCATCAAATCATAAATTGATGTATAATCAGAATCTAATTGTGAAACTGTCAAGGTTTGTTTATCTCTAATTTGCATATTAGGTTCAAGTCTTACAGTATAAACTGTTTGATCTGAATCTGCATTTCTATCTGTGTAACTACTATCAGTTTCAAGTAAACCAGATGGTAAAGTCCAAACATAAGCACCTGAATTAATATATTCAGTTCTACCCATAGTTTGAATTAGTGAAAGATCCTGAGCTGTAATTAAATCATCAATAAGATTACCTTCACTTACAACTGTTATTTCGCCAGAATCAGAATATAAGTCAGAATCTAATATTATTGTTGGTCCAAGTAAACTTGTTGACTGAGATGTTTCAATTAAAACTTCAGCACCAAGATAAAAACCTCCTGGATGAACAAATTTCTTGTATAAATTTCCCCAAGTTGCGATTGAAAGAGGAACTTTTACTAAAACTGATAAAAATTGGTATAATGCACCATCTTGTAAGTATTTTAGTGAGTCCATCCCAATTTCTGACTCACCAACAATAAACAAATTGTCTTTAGGATTTGAAATTGTTACATCTTCACCGAAAAAAGCTCTAAAAAATCCCTCAGCGGAATATTTTGTACCTTTTGACCTAAAAAATTTAGCAAAATTACGTAAAACTTCTCTAGGTGTCGTAAATTGTGTATTTGAAATGCCTAAAGCAACTTCTTTAAATAATAAGTCTAATTGTGATAAAGTACTTGCTTCAACATCTCTAATTGTGTATAAATCTTGAATTAAATCGCCAAAATTATCACCACTATCTAAAAAATCATAATATGCATCTAAAAACGTAATTAAATTAGGATAATCCTGAACAAAATAAGCTGGTAAAATTTCTTTTACCATGCTTTTTTGCATAGAAATAGGTAATCTATTTAAATCCGTTAAAGTTTTCATTATAATGAGACTTTCGTATTCTGATCATCTTTTAAAGCTGCAGCAACAGTTTTCTGTGGATCTATTTTAATTATATAATTTCTAAGAGGTCTTATAACCGACTGATTTGCAGGTGTAACTGAAAACTTAATATAAGTATTTCCACTTGAAACAGATAATGGTGATAAAGAACTAATAGAAACAACTCCATTAGTGTTTTTATATGATCCAATATTATCAGCAATTACTGATCCAGTTGTAGCATTTATAAGTTGTAAATTAGAAGTTTTTAATTTATTTCTAATAAAAGCAACAGTCCCATTTGAATGAACAAAGTTTTCAGATTTTATTACGTAATTCACATCATCTGGTAAAGCAATTGGAACTGGGAATTTTAAATCATATGCATAAGCGGTAGATCCAAACGTTGGAGTTAACCTTAATTGTACTTTTAAATCCATTTTTGAAGAAAGTATTGCATTATCCATTTCATCAATATCAGCAAGTAAAATAGATCTTCTAAATACTTTACCAAAAGTATTCATGTTTGTATTTACATAGTTAATTACTTTTGTTTTAACTCTGCTTTCCATATTACCTGCTGTTAAACCGGTTAGATCAGGATCATATTCAAATATTACTGTTGGTTCTAAATAAACATTTTCAGGATCTACAAATTCTGGCGTGATTGATCCAATTGATAAGTTATCAGTCAATTGTGTTTGAATATTGGCTTTTACTGTTGTTTGAGATGCAGCTGTAACATCATCGTCAAACTGTAAACTAATAAACATTTTACCATAATCTAAAGGTATATTATCTTCACCACCCCAAGCTTTCACTGATCTAACACTTGTAAATTTAGATTGAATCAAACCTTCATAGTCTAAAGGTGTTACTAATCTTTGTTGTGCTGCAAAAGCTATTGGAGCGTTTTGTCTTACAGATTCAATAGATTGTTTTTCTGCTCCAGCAGTTGATTTAGATAAAGTAACTACTGTCTGTGTATAATCAATTGAGTCTACTGTAATATCAGATGATGCAGAAAATGAAGAACTTCCATTCGCACCACCACCACTTGCTCTTAAATATTTTACTACAATTTTGCTTCCAACTGTTGGTGCTTTACCAAAAGTAACTCCATCTCCAAACTGCAAATCAAAGAAACCATTAGGAGCTTCTCTAATTGTGTAATATGTTGAATTTGAATTAACAGTAATAGCTTGTGATAATTCTGTATATGTAGTATAAGATGATGAAGTTGTTGAATCATATACATCTACAACTGCGGTTGCAGTATCCATATTTACATCTGGAATAACATAAACTTGATAATCATCTGTTTCACCAACATAAAATGTTTTTGTTACAATTTCACCTTCATACGCAAGAATTGATTCTTCACCATCATCATTTACAAAAACATATACTCCAGTTCCGTCATCTGTAGCTGTATATTTTTGAATTGTATAAAATGTATATGATGTACCATCTACACTAGTTGTATATGAAGTATATGCTGGCAAATCAATGGAATCAGGCTTAGTGACAGCTGATGATAAATCTAAAGAAACTTTAAGTGAAACTTGAGAAGAAGTTTTTGATCTAACAGTTAATCCCAAAACTTCAGCGTGGCCAACTACTGAACTTCTTAACTGTGCGGTATTTAAAAATGCTTCATTCAATGCAAAATTAGCAGTTAATCCATTAAAGTGTGTATTATATGCTAATACATCTAAAATATTTGATAAACCTGCACCTTCAAAATCATAATCAGAAAATTCATCTTTGTCAGCTAAATATGTTTTTAGCTTTTCTTTTATATTTTGAAAATCAAGAGCTGTGGATGTGATATTTGTGGCCATTTATCTTAACCTTGATAGAGATGTTTGCAGTACTATAATTTCTTCACCATTTATTACTTTAAATTCTAAACGAACTGAAATTGAATTATTATCAGGTTTTGCATTTACTTGCAAATCTAAAATTTCAGCTCTTGGCTCATAATATTCAATAGCACTTATTACATTATTTTTTATTTCTTCACCTGTTAAGTCATTAGCTAATTCAAATAATAAACCAGATATATTGGCCCCAAAAAATGGGTCAAACGGTTTTTCATAAAAATTAGTCATAATAATATTTTTCACAGATTGCTTAACTGCTGAAGCATGAGTTTTTTTATAGACATCACCAGACGTCTTAAGTTCCATAGACAAATCAATATCTTTAAAATAAATAGTTCGAGCCGAAACTATGCTCGAACTACTTAAATTTCCATCTTCTGTCGAAAAAGATTTTGTTACCATCTGAAACTCTTTTTACTTTATTTATATAAATTCTACGAGTGCTTCATCACTCTGTTTAGATTCGTTGTAATATGTAGAAAGTTTCATATCATACTTTACACTATAATCAGCAGGAACTTCAGGAGTAATTACAACAAGTTGCGATTCTTTGTTTGCTTTTCTTGGATCAAAACTATCATACCTAAGTGATAATTCTTGATATTGGAAAGAATCTTTTAAAAACTCTGCAAATTCAAAAAGCTTTTCTGGTGATGGCTGTCCTGTAGAAGTTTTATAAACTTCATAAACTATAGCTCTACCAACTTTCCGATAATCTAAGACGCTTTCTGGTGTGATTGTTTCTCCATCATATTGTTTATATAGCCCTTCAGCTATAACAAGATTATATCCATTAAAAGAATCAAGTAAATTAAAAGTATTAACAATTAAAGTATGAGGTAACAAATTTCTAGCAATTTGTTGTTTTTCACTTAAACTTGTTATGTGATTTAAATTTGATGCATCACCATATCCACCAAGAAATCTTGAAATAGGCATACCTTTACTTAATTTCGTAGCTGCAGTAATTTCAGTTAATTTATTTGGATCATAATTCCTATCAGCAACAAATGTATTAATTTTTCTTTTTGTGGATCCTGAAGATTGTTTATACTTTGCATCTGAATATTGTGTTTTACTTCCAATTAACGTTTGGCCGACATTTACAGTTTGACTTTGGCCTGCAACTCTAGCTACAGGTCCTGGAGAGGAATTTGCATAATCTGGAGATAAATTGCCAGCTGCAATTTGTTCTGAAACAAATTTTTCATTTTCAAAATTAGCTGGATTTTTTAATTTAGCTTTTGTTTCTCTAGGATCAAGTTCTCTATCTACTACATTACCATAGTCTTCAGAAAAATCAATAGAACGAGCAATACCGCCATCTTCGTCAATACTAACTTTTCTAGTTCCTCTACTTGAATTATCTAAATAATCATTTAACAAAGCTTCTGTTGGTAACGCTGTTGCTTTTGTGTCTCTAGCAGTTGTGTCATTAGTTAAGCCAGGAACACCTCCTCCACCTATACCACCGGCAACACCTGCTCTCTTTGCAGCAGTAGCAGTACCTCTTAAATCGGCATGTACTGTTGTGCCATAAATAGCTGTGAAATCCATTGTTTCAGTCCAAACAGTTTTCTTAGTATGCATATTATAATTGTACATTATAATATTTTCTCCACCAATTGTACCCGTATCACCAAAAACTGAAATGTCTCTTGCAGCTAAATTCATATTATTAGAAGATATATCTAGATCTGTT